TCATTTTTTGACGAATTTTTGACGGCAATAAAAAAAGAGGGTAGCAATTACGCTACCCTCAATTTCATATACAACTGTTGTTGCAAGCCGTGCAACTCGGAGATAATTTAGATCACCTCTACCATCTAACAACTTTAACTAATGCGGATGCACCTTTAAACTCTGAACCTTTAAAGTGTGCTAAACCCTCAAAGCGTTTATCCTCATAGCCTACAGTTTCATATACTTCACCATTAGTCATTACTGTTACACCAGCTAATATACTATGTGGTTTATCTAACTTAATTTTGTACACATCTACCTTTTGTTCATCTGTGTTAGCTACTACTGCGGTTCTATCAGATTTTTCTGTAGCTGCTTTAGGTAAGTTAGGGTTGCTATGTGCAATATCCTTTTTCACCTTTTCTGCAGCTTGTTCTACAGTAGGTGCTTGTGTATAATAAGTCGCTATCGGTTGAGTTCTTTCCTTAATGGAAATAACTTCTTGTGCTTGTTTCTCTGTAACATGAATTGACTTTGATAATTCTATAGGCGATTTAGCTTGTTGTTGTGTAATTACAACAGGCTTTTCTAATTGATTATGTTTGTAATGATATATCACTACACCTACAATAGCGACAAAAAAGCATAGAGTAATCGCTACGGCTAGTTTGTAGTGTTCCTTGATGATTTGTACCAACTTGCTTATTAACATAGCTTACACCTCAATTAACTAATTTCAATCTAAATCATTCCATCTTGCATCGTAACCCCTCACGTCCACATGAACGAAATCTTGGTAGTAATAACTGCCAATACCAACACCCTCACCTAATACTTCGTTTGCGCACTCTTCCGCCACGGATGCTAAATAATCTACATCAATTCCATCATAGGTAATGTCTGCTGCTGTACCTAGCACGTGTTGAGAATTTGATACACCACCTACTTCTTCGTTATGGGTAGGGCAACGATAACCACTCAAAATATATACTGGAACACCCAAGCGTTCACGAATTGCATCTAGCAAATCCACCAATCGTTTATCAATCACATGATCTAGACAAGGTGTACCATCATCATGAAATCCATGATTACCACATTTACACGCAAATTCGCTTTCGTCAAAATATTTGCTAACTTTCATACTATTATCTCCTTTACTAAAACAGGGTACTATTGTTAGCACCCTGTATCTTCATTTCTTATTTCTTGTATCTTTCTATTGTTTTCTCTACCGCCCAAGTAACCTACTAACCCTGACGATATACTCATAGCTAACTCGTTGTAACCATATAGGATAGCCATTATATTTACAGTTCCTAATATGAGTATCGTCAGAACCTCTCGTAAACTTATTTTTTCAATCATTTAATCGCATCCTTTATTGATTTAACGAACGCTATCAACTTTTTAACCAAACTCATTGCACGTTGAAACCATGCACTTTCCACAAATTCAAGTTCAATCATATTTTCTACAATGCTTGCTAACTCAACCATGATAGGTACTAAGTACAGCAATGTAGACAAGAACACATCAATGCGACCTAACATAGGAATATCCACATCCGGCAATGTTAATAGGATGAATGATAAGAGGAATAACCAAGGATAAGACTTAACTAATTTCTTAGTCATATCTGCTCGTAGTTTTCCACTTACTAAAAATCTACGTTGCTTACCATTTACTTCAACACTCGCCCATCCTCGCCATATAATCGCAAGGAACATATTCTTAATGGTTAATTCTCTATTGGTCGCTAAATTAAAATTGCGTGCCTCAACTAAGACACGCAAGAATGTATCAACAAATACCAATACAACACTTGTAAATATGGCTAGTGAAATTCGCACCGCCTCTGCTACGTTAAACCCCTCAACCATGAAAGGTGCTAATACAACCTCAATCATTCTTACTCCCCAATTCGTTCTATCTGGATGCTCAAATTACTATCCTTTGTCATCATTTCTCTTCTCCATCCGTCAATATTGAATGTAGCCTTTGATATAAGACCAGTAGAAACAGATACATTGACTTCAATGTCTTTTGACTCAGTTATTGTAAATTCGTTGCTATCTCCAGAAATAGCATATACAGCCGCCCTATATCTCCCTTTGGGTAAGTACACAAACATTTTTTCAGTCCCTCTCACATCGGTTGGGTATTTCGACCACCCCCATGGTTTAAAGGAAATTGGACTTGTTTGTATATAGTTTTTATTACCATTGGATGTGCGTTGCACTACAAATGCGGTCTTTGTATCGCCCAATCGTGCATAATATTTTTTACCACCAATCACAAAGGTTAATCGTCTATCACCAACATCACGCACATTATCGGTCAGTCCAAATGTTAATGTATCATTTCCTTTCTTAACTTTCAGATTAGGCATTATTCAACATACACCTCGTTTCCACCAGTAGCACTCCACAATTTCAATCGACTATTTAATGATGTTTGTACTCTCCCCCAAGATTTCCATTTATCAGCCATAAACATTCTGTGGTATGTTTCACCATTGAACGCATGGAAAGTTTGGTCTATCATCTTACCTTTGCCAAAATTCATTACAATAAGCATCCCTTGTTTGTGGCTACGTGGTGGATTATTAGCACCGCCATCAAAGTTGATTTCGATTGCCCCTTGTTCTGTGAACGTGTTCCAATCTGTCGCTGCATCAACTTTAGAGTATGGAAAACCTAACTGGTCTACTTCTGTTTTCTTAACAAAGTTATCGTCTACATCCTTTTTCTTATAAATAGCCGTTCCGTAATGTTTGGTGGTAAGTACTGTGAAACTATCTGTACCATCATAGTGTTTAAATTCCTTGCCTTTAACAAACGTATTAACGGAGTTATCGCCAAGTTCTACGTTACCGCTAGTAGATACTTTAGCCATGCCAACACCATGTCCGTCAGGTTTATAACCCTCGATTAAGGTATTATTAGCCATTTTAAGTGCGCCGTTTAATGTACCACCTGTTAGTTTGAGATAATCAAGCGTTGCCAATCGTGCGGTATTGATAGAGTTTTGATAATCCTTATTTGGATCACCAACATAAATATCAACTTGGTGTCGCTTATTTGGTTTTTCTGTTAATACCGCAAAATAGAATTTGCCGTTGTAATAAGCTATATCTTCGATTTCAGTAGTTCTATTGATTTCAATAATCTGTTTAACTGTGCCAAATGGTGTACATTCTACCAAACTACCAAGCGTTGCACTCATGATGCAGCCATTCAACATGAATGCCCCATTGTTATTGAAATCATCATATTCATAATCGACTTGATATGTTTTTAATTTCTTGAAATCATCGTTGTATAAGTTGATTTCCCGTAATCGTTGTTGACCGCTAATAGGTACGATGCTTACATAAGTACGTGTGATTGGGTCATATCCAATATTAAATACACGTTCATTCAATGTGATAGTGCGTTCATATTGCATTGTGTCAGCATTAAGTACTGTTAGGTTGTTACCATTTTTTAAGCCGTTTGCAAGATAAATCTTATTAGTGTTCTTGTTGTAGCACATAGTATTACAATGCCCCATCTTATCAGGGTCATTAAATTTGTAAGTGCCTACAATCTCAAACGTGGATGAATTGAGTTCATATAACACTTGATTAGTGCCATCACCATTAATACATGCCAATACAAACACATTCTTTTTATCGTTGTAGGTGAACCCCTGACATTGGTTTACTTCATCGCCATATTGAATATTTTTCACAAACGCAATATTGGATGAACCTTTAAGCATTGGTGTTTCAGTAGGATAAAATGGTTTTACATTGTTGTATGTACCCATATCCATGACACTATCAACAGTATTGAAAGTTAGATGTTCATTAATTTTGTAGATGCCATTAGGTACTAACAATATCTTATTTTTAAGATTGTCATTAGCACGTTTAAATGCTGCGGTATCATCTGCTACACCATCACCAACTGCCCCAAAGTCTTTTACGGAAACGATGCCGTACAAGCTATCTTTAGGAATAAACTTTGTATCGGCTTCGGTTTTTGTAATCAAACCACCGCCATTAGGCAAGGCGATTTGTTCCGCTTTACTTGCTGCGACTTCTGCACGTTTAGCAGCATCAGCTGCCTTGATAGCGTTGCTTGTAATGGATGTTTGTTTGTTATCAATATCATTCTTTAAAGTCTTAGCTTGGTCTACAAGATTATTAATATCTCGTTTATCAACAGTTGTCTGACCTGCATAAGCCTTTGCATCTCTCACCAATCGTTCTGCCGTAGCAACATTAGTAGAGGATGTGTTAAGTGCCGTATTAGCGGTTGCCAATTTATCGTCAACAGTCGATGCTATTGTTTTAATCTCTTCGCCCAATCGGTTGATTATATCTGCATTAGCATTAATCTTATCGGACTTTTCAGAAATTACATTCATAGCATTAATGGCATCATTAGCAGCCTTTACAGAACGCTCAACAATATCTTTTGCAACTTCATTTGCGTTTTTGTCGCTATCAACTCGAATTTTTAAAGAGCGGTCTAGTTCTGCTTTCATCTCTTGTAAGATGAGTATGATCTTATCGGTTGCGTGTTCGATGTTCTCGAATGGATATTCGTCCGGCAAGTCCATATCTTGTGAAATAGGTGTTCTACGTTCCAAGATAACCTTTTGTCCTACGGCTAGTGCATCTCCATTAGCTGGGTAAATTACCGATTTGGTGCTTTCGTCATAATCAATGTTACCTACTTGTACCGCCTCTGTACCATCTTCATCAACGATAGTTAGTTTAATATCCTCGATTTGAACGAAATCATATGGGAAAATAAACTTCTTATTTCTCCCATCGCATTGATACACTACAGATGGTTTTAGTACTTCTGGTGTCAATTTAACATCCCCTTTCAATGTATATAAATAGGACTACCCATTATGGATAGTCCTTATTTATCAATGTTTCTTTTTATCTTTTTTAGTTTTAAGTCTACGGTCAAACATGATAGCCATGATTACATCCTCTATAGCTGCATCGGTATCGGTGAATGCATATCTAGCTAATGTCCATAGTCCATCTGTAACAGTATCACTAAAACCAGTTGCCCTATTAGCTAGTTGACTAAAACTTCTGCCTACATCAATGCCATCTTTTTTGTCGCTTACAATAGCGTTGCTAACATCAAAGAATTTTTCTGCAATGCTTGTAGCTAATACTGTGTTTCCTTTGTTATAAGGTCTTTCTCCCAATATAAACTTCATAGCCATATTGGTTATATCCCTAACCAACGGAACACCCATAGTACCTTGTGCGACCAACTCTTCGATAAATGACTTAGCTAAATCTTCTGGTTTATCATCATCGCCATTCGTCATAGCTTTGTAAGCCATCATGCCTATTGCTGGAACTACCAATGACCACCATAGCACTTTAACGAACCTTGCATAATCACCTATATCTTTTCGTGCGTAGTTACCCTCTGTAATGATGTTATATAACGTATTAGCGTAGGAATAGAACGGAATAAACATTTGCATAATAGAACTTCTAGCACGTTGAATAGCAACAGCATCTTTAGTATCACCACTACCAAATATATCTCGGACTGCTCTATCGCCAGCTTCGATTGCTTGTTGTTCTATCCATTCAAGACTTACACCCTCTTTACCAATTAGTTCCGCTTGCTTTTGATCATATGCAAATTTCCATACAGGAATTGATAAAGCAAAATCTGTTTCCGTAAGTAATCTGAACCCCATTTGATTTATATCATCTCGAATGTCAGATAACTGTTCTACCTTATAACCACCAACATTTGTATCACCTAAACGTAAACCTTTACCAGCGATAGATAAACCTTGTTTCAAGTCTTTGTCTAAAGTTTGTACACGCTCACGCATAAAGATTGATTTTCCCAATACAAAATCTCTAGTGTTGTTATAAGTAGTTGTACCGTGTCCGTAAAAACCAATACCAGCATGATTGATGGCTCTAATCGTATTACCTACACCGATACGATAGAATGCAACAGGAATGTTCAACGCATTTTGTAATGCTACGGATACACGTCCAACCATAACAGCTGTATTTGTATTCTTTTTAAGCGTAAGAATTAATCTGTCAAAATCATTTGTTTTAGCTGGTTCATCTTGCCAGTTATCTCTAACCCAAGTTCGTAAGAATTGGTAAGTGTCTGCACCAAATTTATCTACAATGTAGTTTTGTAGTTCACGATTAGAGATTAACTTATTAACATCTGTTACCGCTTTACGCATTGTAACGTGGTTAATAGCCTCTGTGATAGCATTAGGAATAACATCAAAATCAAGCAATAATGATTTATCCTTAACCACATCTAAACGTGGTTTAGTCGCACTCATGCCTGTTCCCCAAACCGCATTACTACTTACCATAGTTTTTGCAATATCTTCAACTTGGTTATCACTTACGGATGCATTTACTTTAGGGTTATACACGATTGGGAAATATTGACCCTCAATGTTTCTACCGCCAATAGAGAATGTTAAACCCTCTACTTTCTTTAATGGGTTACCATATAGTTCCTCTTGTACTCGACTTCGCTCATCAAAGAATGAATTGATATGATCCCATGTACGAATTACAAATTCCCAGTCCTTATCAGTCATGTGTTCTTGGAACGCACGTTCAATTTCAACCTCATTTGCTTTTGTGGTTTCCATTACACGTTGTCTATTGCTCTCAGTACCCCAATTCAGGGCAATCATGATAAGTTGCTCTTTTGTTAAGCCGTATAACTCACCAACTGTATACAAATGGTCATTTCGCATATCAAACAGTTCACGCTTGGAATATATTCCTACATCATTAGCCAATCTACGCATTGATGCTTCCTTACGTTCATTGAACTCTTGCGTTGCTCGGTTGATTGGGTCATAGATGTATTTAACCGCAAAGCCATTTTTACCGCCACCCATTCTACGTAAGAATATTTCAACTTTAAGTAATGCTAGATGAAAACTATATAGCTTACCACTTACTGCATCCATCTTAGTTTGATTGTTGAGTTTGTTGAATACATCGCCACTTTCTTTACCAAATGTTTCTGTAGCCTCAGCAATGATTTCTTGTACTGCATTTTCAAATGATACGCTTTCACCCTTATCATTCAAGATGGTTGTACCCTCATACTCGTTTCTGCCATTCTTATACATACCAGTCATGAGTTCTTCTAGTGTTTCTAGTTCATTCATGGTGATGGATTTGAATGATTTAGGTGTTTCGGAGTAGAACATCTTAACTATCCAAGGTTCTAATTTAAAAGTACTTTGTTGATTTAGAATACCAACATCAGGATCTAGTGCTGCTAGTACTGAGTTCATATCAAAACCATCAGTAGGTGGTAAGCCATCGTACTTAGTTAAACCCATTTGGTATGCCATGTGGCTATAGAAATAACGCATATTAGGTTCAATAGCAATAGGGTTCTTAGGTCTGGTCATTCGTTGCAACTGTTGTTTCAATTTCAATCGTAACTTCTTGGACTTTTCAAAGTTTTCAAATGCTACTCTTGCTCTCGCTTGTTGCAACATCTGTTCACGTTTATATCCTAGTGCTTTATCAACATCACCGATCGCCAATGCTCTATCGGCTTTCTTACCAGCCGTAACCGCTTTATTCTGATACGTTTTAAACTGTATCGCATTAGAGATAGGCAATTCACCTAATTCTTTTCTCGCTCGGTTCATGTAATCGGAAATAGTACCAAGTCCAGCACCTCGAATAGAACGAACATTATTGATGCGGTTATTCAGCATATACTGTAAACGTTTGATACGTTCTTCTGCTTTTTCTAACTGTTTTGTAGTATCAGATAAAGCAGCATCTACTTTTTTCTTATCAGCTTTCAACTCATCGTACTTAGTAGGTTTAACCTCTTTTTCGATTTCGTCTAATTCTGTATCGATTGTTTCTGCGTTAGGGTCTAGTTTACGAATACGCTCTAACAATTCCCAGTTCTTTGCCAATTCACGATTAGTAGACTTTTGAATAATCTTACTTTCCTCTTCGGTGAGTTTCATTTGACCTTGGGTACTAAGCAAGATTTCTTCTGCTATTTGCTCATTGGTTTTACCTGCGTTGTTATCACGCATAAACTCTGCTTTCGCATTGTCCATTTCTTGATTGATAGCATCGTTAAATGTAGCACCAGTTTGTTCTACTTCCGCTTTCTCTAACTCTTCAATAGAATTATATTGTGTTTTTTCAAAAGCACTCTCACCTAATGCGTTGTATCGTTGATGGTCTTTGTAGATAGGATATTGCTCAATCAATCGTTTTTCGATTTCGACTTGTATTGCATCTTTTTCTTCATCCCATTCCTTGATAGGTCTGTTATCAAGTTCTTTCATGAGTTTTCGCATCACACGTTCTTTTGCTTTCTCTTTTACATCTGCAATGTAGGACTGCATACGTGCTTGGTCTTGCTCGGATAATTGCTTATAGAGTTCTGTTTTCTCAAACTGTTCAAGTTGTTGTTGCTCTGCGTATGCCTCTATATCCTCTTGGGTTGCGATCATACGTGCCATAACATCTTTAATGTCAGATGGTACTTCACCACCTAATCGTTGAACGCTACGATAAATGTATGTTAGCCATTTGGAGAATTGACGGAATACTCTTTGCAATGCACTTGTTGGTGCTTCACCACTTCGCAAATAGCTTTCCCAACCTCGTGCAAATTTCTCATGTGCTTTCGTATTGTCTACGTTTTCACCATCAACCCAACCGCTCCACTCTTTCAACTTGTTCCAATCTGTTACAAGTTGCTCAGGTGCGTTTTCCATAGATGCTAATTTTTGTATATCATCAAAGAAAACATGACCCATCTCGTGTAAGAATGTACTTCTATCTGCAGTTTTGAAAATGCTGATAATGCGTTTACCATCTTTCATGATGTCTGTCATGCCATTAACGGTTTGGTTATATGTTTGTGTATAATAATTGCCATTTCCATTATTATCTACATATAAAACACCTTTTCCGTCCTTGACTCCATTCAATATGTCTTTTATACTTATAGTATCAAAAGCAGTACTACTGGTCATTTGACCGACCGCTTGGCTATTGCCACTCTGAGTCGGGCGACTAGTAGTACTGCTTTTTTGCATAATTATATCGTATAAATAAACTGTTCTTGGGTATACTGTTAAATGCCCTTGTTTCTCTTCTGCTACAAATCTAACTGCATAATAATTTCCATTAATACGAATTGCCGATAGTAAATTGTGGTAGTTAACAATAGTATTTTTTCTATTTTGCGATTTACGTTGATTAGCACTCATGCCAGATTTTGATCTACCAATTTTATTATTAGGAGAGCTATCAATCAATACACTATGTTGCAATATATTTGCAATATCTTCTACAATTCTTCTTTTTTTATTTGCTATTTTTTTACCTTTTTGCGTACCATATGGAATATGTTTAATACCATTAATATCATCAGGCGGTAAAACAATAACCTTACCATCCTCAATCATAACAGCTTGTGGTGGTGTGTTTTTAAATAAATCTATTATGTCTTTTTCTGTTTTCAGATTAGTTTTAAGATTTGTTAAATCAACAACTTGTAATCTGTGATTTAAGTCAACATCAACATTTAGTGGTTGTGCATATCCGCCTTTTTCTCCTAATTTAGCATTCATGTTGATACGCACGCTATCACGGAAATAATCCATAGCGGTATAACCGCCTTTGCCCATTTGTCGCATATATTGTGCCATTATATCAGCGTGTTGTGCCATCAATAATGCATTTGCTTTTGCAGTTTCACGTTGTTTTCTATTTGTGCTTTCGCTAATAGCTTTAACTACTTCGTTGTATACATCATATCCACTTTTAGATAATTGCATCCGTAACGCTATGTCATTATTCGCCAATTCAAAGACTTTATCTTTCATAGCCTCTAGGCTTTCAATCTGCATCAACATATGTTCCATATCTGCATAATGTGCATCAGATTGTGCTAATGCATCAGCATTACCATCAAGGCTTTCCGTTGTAGTTGCTCGGCTATACTCATATGCTGCTCGTCTACGTTCTGCATTGGTACGTGGTGCTTTACCGCCGTTGTTAGCTTTATAATCAACTAACCATTGTGGTTCAATACCAGTACTTACCGCATCATTGATAGATTTATCTGCATTGTCAAAATCACTAGCATAGTTTTCTCTGTACTGTTCTTTTAACGTATGCAATAAATTATTAAAGTTACGTTTAATGTTCGTAGGGTCTGCCAATACTTCATTAAGTACTTCACGATCTATATCAGATGCACCCTCAAACTCATTACGAATAATATCATCTTTTATACGTTCCGCACGTTTAGAGGTATCATCTTTCAATACAGATTTTGCTACATCTACTTCTTGTTTTGCACGCTCTAAAGTAGCCAATGACATACCACCTCTAGTAAAGTAAGAGGTTTGTTTCAATGCATCTACTGTTTCATCGGATAAGTTCATTGATACTTGTGCATAACTACCAATAGGAATTTCAACAGGTGCATCTGCCTCGATAGCTGCTTTTACTTCCTCTTGCGTTACTAAGCCATTATCTACCATATCACGGATAGCAAGTTGTCCGTTTTCAGATTGTACTAATTCTGCTACATCTACATATTGAGTTGATACCCCAATCTTATCGCCCTGTGCTTGTACGATTTTTCCGTATAGTTCAGGGTTTTCTTTTGCGATTTTATTGGTAGTACTATCTTTACGAACATTATCCATAATAACTGCGCCGTTGCGGTTTTGCTCTGCAATGATAGCTGCTTGTTGTTGCTCTGGTGTTAGCTTTTGAAAATCACGGAAAGCCTTTGCAGTACGCACACCGCCAACCGCACCACCAATAGCACCAAAACCTATTACCGCTGGTAATGCTTGTTTCATTGCATCTAGTGAACCGATTGCAATATCACCTACGCTATAATAACCCTCTAAGTCATTATCTTTTCGTGTTAGGTTATGTTGTACCTTTTCATTTACATCTTGCAAACCCTCTTCAAAGAGTTCAGGTACACCAGCTTTAATAGAGTTCTTAGCCATCTGTGCAACAGTTGTTCCAATACCTCTATCAAAGGTTTTGACTGTATCACCAACACCAGCGCTAATAGCTTTTGCAATCATACCTTTAGGTGCTACTGCTTTAAAGGCTTTACCCATAGCTGCAGTTGCTGCAAACTCAATACCTGCATCAATAGCAGCGTAAGACATAGCATATTGATTAGCCTCTTGGTCTGTGTATACTCGGTTGCCGTTCGCATCTTTCTTTTGAGTGAGTTCAATGTACTTATTGCCAAATGACATTTTGTACATATTCCGTGCCATGTCAGCACCGCCACCCCATTTAGCACCAGTAGCAGCACCAGCACCTGCACCTACACCCTCTGTAGCTAAACCACCGATTAATGCACCAGCAACTGCACCAGCTACCGCACCTATACCGCCTTGTTTAGCCATCATGTAGCCTTGTCCAGCGGTTTCACCGATTACAGATTGTGCTACATCTAGTCCATCTGCATGACGATAATTTGCAAGGTTAGTTTGTAAGCGTTGAATTTCGTTTGTTAATTCTTCGATTTTCTTAGGGTCTGTAGTGTTGGATAGTTCATAACCAACATCCCCCAACTTCATCTGATCATTAATAGACCATATATTCTGTTGGATGCTATCCCATATACCATGAGTAGATTTGATAGACTGCAAGTTATCTAAACTATATATAGCCTCTGATTGTGAACCATATTTAATTTTGTATAACTCTGGGTACTCATCATATAGCGACTGTACTGTTCGCCCTCTATCAACTTGATTAGCAAGATAAGCTGCCCTCGTGAACCCTGTTTCACCGCTATTTAAGATAACATCTGCACCGATGTTTAATTTATTAGCATAGTCTAGTGCTGCATTAGCTTTTACTGCATCATTACTTGCATAGATAAAACGTGCGGATGCAGCTTGTAAGGCTGGGTTATTTATAATAGGGTTTTCCTTTAAAGCCTCGCCAATGGTAGATACAGTCTGTAAGGTTCTATCCTTACCACCAGTTGTATCGACTAGATAAGGTGCATCTGCTAAATTGCCTAACGCATTACCTACTTGTTTTACTGCATCTACTGCATTACCTACAACTCCATTAACAGGTGTGCCTAATTCTCCATGATCGCCATCCTTGTTAATAAATGGGTTGATTTTCTGTTGTTCTATTTTCCATGGGTTATTAGACATATTTCCACCTATCCCTCAATATTATACTTAGCATGGAATGTACCCTCATCCATATCTTCAAAATCACCATTAGATTTATAAAGTCTTATATAATGTGTATCACCAAGTACTTTCCAATTAACTATACCATCACCAGCCAACATAGCCATCGATGTATTAGTTTTATAATTATCTCCATTTTGCCAAAAGTGCTCTACTTTTGTTGTTTCAATTATTGTATTACCTGCTATTTCATGTGCAGCCCAATCTAACTCAGTACTTGTTGGTTCTCTTCCTTCAGATGCTCTAAACTTAGATACCCATGCACCCATTTGTTGTTTAAAGCCTATCTTTGCTAACCCTTTTTGTTGCTCGTTCATGTTCTCTAAACTATCGTTAAGAACATAATTCACACCAGCTAACTCTGGTGCATAATCACCAGTTCCGTTATCACGGTCATTAACTGTTCTACGCAATGAGTTGTATTGCTCTAATGATAAGTTAATATGATTATCATCAATAAATTTAAAGATTTCTTCTTGTGATTTGTTATTACCAATCATAGAACGTATTTCATTCATTCCCCATGATTGTGCTGCCGCTTGTTGTTCCTTTTTATCAGCTCGCATAAATTGGTTTCTTTGTGAACCAAAAGCTAATATCAAATCTTTGTTATCGCCAATAGCGTTACTTAACGCATTCGCTAGTTCACCATTAGATGCACCATTTTCTTCCATTTTGTACAGCATTAATTGGATAGCCTCTTTTTGCCTAGCCAATTCTTCTGCACGTGCTTTTTTACGCTTGGACACTTCCAACTTATAGGCTTTCATATATTCTTCTCGTTTTTGTAAGAGTTCGCCATCGGTATATCCTTTAGCACTACCGCTAAACTTACCTACACCAACTACTGGGTATATATCAGCACTAACAATAGACACACCACCGCTACCAGCTTGTGCAACTTTACCATCTCCCATATAGATACCAACATGAGTTACACCTTTATAGGCTTGATTATTCGTATTTACTGCACTAGGATCATCACTAGGCGCCCATCGTTCGTTATTGCTTTCTACGTACCAAAATACTAAATCACCTTTTTGTGCTTGCGATATATCTTTTACAAGTTTACCCTCTTGTTCAGCTTGTAAGTACTGCCCATCTGCGGTGCGGTAGTTAAGAGTAACCCCAGCTTTTGACATGGCATCTAAAGTGAATTTACCGCAATCTGTACTTTCACCACCATCACCACCTAGCACATATGGTTTGCCTAACTGTTCATTAACTGCACCATCAAGTGCAGGTAGGTTTATATTTCCGCCTTGCCCTGCTTTAGGTAGACTAGCTATAAATGCATCAGCACCTTTTTCGATACTATCATCATCTTCACCATATGTATCTACATCACCTACAATACGTTTATCGATTGTTTGTTGGGTATTAACCTTATCGATTGCCACGGCTGCTTTAGATAACACACCCTCACTCACACCCATTTCTCGTAGTGCTGCTATTGTTTGTGGACCTGCGGTAATATCATTTCGTGTTACTGTTTCATCAATAATTGCAGCGCCTACTCGGTCTGCTACTTCTTGATATTTAGCTTTTACAAATTCTTCACCACGTTCACCATACATAGTTTCAATGCTACTCTTAATAGTGCTTAATGAGTTAGATACAATATTAGGATTGTTATAGCCTAGTACTGCAATCTGTTCAGATGATTTCACATTGTTATTAAATGTTACATCTTTGTACTTCTCACGTTCGGAACGCTCATGCACTTGGACACGTATATTATTAGCGTGATAATCTTTATCCGCCATTTGTAAAAATCGTTCACGCAATCGCTTATTGTTAGGTAAATTACTTAATACCTCTTGTCTGATGTTATATTCACTTTCATTAAATAGTTGCGTTACATTAGCAGCGCCATTTAACTCTTTATGTAAAATACCAGTTTCTTTATTGGTCAATTCATGTGATATACGATTTTTATAATCTGTTTCAGCGTTCATATAAGCGATGTTTAAATCTTCATCAAGTCGCTTTTGCATCTGTTCGTTAATGTTATCAATGGCATTAATTACACCTTTTAAACCTTGTTGATTTCCGCCAAATGCTAATTCATTACCAGTAGCTTGCACACTACCGCTAATTGTATTTAGTTTTTGTTCGCCATTGTAATTTACAAACCGCATTAGATACCCCACTTATTACTTCTGATAGTATTTCTTACAAATCTACCATCTCTAACCAAGTTAGATTGTTGAGATGCTTTTAAGCTAGGTGAATAATATCCACCGCTATTACTACTACCGCCATATTGACCTTTAAGTCCATAGATACTAGATGCACCACTTAATATCGTACCTAGCATAGCCATTCTAGTTTGTTTCTTAGCATTACTTGCCGCTGCTCGTGCGGTGCTTGCCTCGTTGCGGTAGTTCATACCATTAAGATATTCGTTATAGATACTGTTATTTTTGTTACTTTCCCAATTTTGAATATCCTTGTTGTACTCGTCATAGCTAGATGCCATAAGTTGTAATGGTGTACCACTCATAGCTAAACCGCCTGCACCAGTTTCTGCCACGTTCTGCCCTTGGATAAGTCGCATCTTATCGGACATTTTATCTCGCTCTTGCAAGGCTTGGTCTGCAATCTGTTCTTGCTTGCGATCACTAATGCGTGCGTTAGCCTCTGCTACCCTTGCTTGTTGTGCGTACATTGCAGCTTGTGCTTTTCCCTGTTGGTGTTGAGTAAACAATGTACCAACCATACTTGCTGCCGTTAATGCAATAGGGTTACACATTCGCATCCCCCTTTCTCAATGTGAATAAAACCATATCCCCATCGTTAATATCGTAATGAATAACCGCACCTAATGACTTTAGCCATCTAATGGTGCGGTGATTTTCTTTGTGTATATAATTAAAAAGTACTTCCCTAGTTTTTAACCATTCCCTAATGATATTTCTACTAATTTTTATAAATTGCTTTTGCAATGTCAAACTACGTTCAAAATCTTTACTCCCCAAAAAGTAAATGCAATGCATACCATTTAATGATGTGTTTGATACCCCATACACACATAATGGCTTGTCATTATCAATAACAATTCGACTTTGATAATCTTCCCCAAGAATATCGTTCACAAAGTCATTTTCGCTATAGTTTGAATTTTTTCGATTGATATATTTAACCTCTAAGGCATCTATCGAACGTAAGTTGATATATAACTCACGAATTAAAGAAACGTGCTTAGATGGGCAAATATTACATTCCATGAACATTTGGGAAACCACCGCCAATTTCTACCTCTCTTGTAACCGCTAACAGGTTAAATGGGAAAGGTTTTGAGTGCTTTATGCAAATTTCTGTATTTGTATTAACGCTAGTTGCTATCTTAGGTAGTACTATTACAGTATCACCAGTAAATAGCGATTTAGGTTTCATAATTAAATCATCTACATCATCAAATGTTTTGCCAACGCTGCCACCATATGAACGATATAACCGCAACGCAACTCGTGACATAGTAATCAATCTACATTGCAACGTGCCATCGTTAATTTGTTGCTCTACGCTAGGTATTTTGATTTTAGTAGTATAAGGCAACCCAACAGTAATTACATTTGCTTTGCCGTCTAATTTAATAACCCCAGTTGGTGGCACTACCCTTGATGGCATCTGTTGTCCATCAACTACTATGTCTACCATTTGCCCTACTAGATGAGGTGCATTGATGTAATCAGTCTTAATTGAATTAGCGACTTTAACATAGCAGTCTAGGAACACATCGGAGTTATCTTCTGTGTATAGCGGAATGCTACGTTCAATGCATTTAACATTTTTATTATTGATAACACGATCTACTACAAAATAGATTGTGTCTTGTTCGCCCTCTGCCACACTCTCTACATATCGGTATTTGCCATTAGTAACAAAGTGCGACCAACCATATACCTTTTGTTCAGGAATATAAGTTAAACAGTTGAGTTGTCCATCATCTCGTACATAGTAGATGATACTATCTGGGTCTTGTGCATAAGCACTCGTTACTGCCACATGACCTTTAACCAATGTTTTAACAAACAATGTAAGGTCTTGCCCTGTGTAGTTGTCGCTCTCGTAAGAGTACCCCATATCACGAACAGTACCACCACGTTCTTGAACGAACACACATCTATTACCGATAAACTGTGGTTCACACTTTAACGCACCACGTTGTGTTTGTGTTTTCAAATAACAGTTAGTAGGTGTAATGGTTTTGCTCCCATCTACTATCCACTCATTACCGCTAGTTAAAACAATTAAGTCATTAGCTGGTACAAGGTGTCTAATCTCATACATCTTGCGGTTGATTACTGGTAGTGTGATTGCGCTATCATCTGTGATTGTACCCCCTACTTTTTCAACCCCAAAGTTAGGATAATCACCAGTACGGCTAAACCAAATATAGTTAGGCTTACTATCAGTAGCAGCGACCACAAATCGGTCTTGATAGAATGTGCATAACTTTGGATAACCTCTACCACTATTCCAACTGCCTAACTTCCATTGGTGGCTAGGTTCACCCTCTTTAATACCATTCAGAACATTAACCTTTGCGTTCTTAGCATCGGTTACGCTTTTAATCTCAACGATGCCATATTGAGTGAATGGCATGATAGATAAGTCGCAATTAACAGAACCACCTTTAATATCGGAGATATATTTTAACCTTGCTCCAGCCTCTATCTTACCTGTATCAGTAACATTGTAGTCATTCTTAGAGGTGTATGTTCTGTAATCTTTCCATGTTTGTCCATCGTTGTTAGAAATCTGTAGTTTTACAGTACCTTCCCATGTACCATGTGTTGTGAATTTCCATGATAACTCTGTATCAGTACTATACGCACTAACATTGTAATTGATATTGTTATAGGTCTTTTCGATTCTTTGGGCTTGCATATAGCGTTTGACTTTTTTCTCTACCACTTCGCCAGCTGACTTGGTGTGTACCGCCTCTACATAGTAGGCAATCTGAATAACACTACCTACCATATCCTCTGTGAAGAGGTCTTTGGTGGATATGATCGTATCACCATTAACAGTTAATGTGTGTCCATTATCCGTGTTGATTTCATCATAAGGTTGTTCAGTCAGTTTGTAAGCACTCATCCGCCAGTCAGTATCGCTATATCGTGATAGCGTTTGAATAGGGTACTTGCCACTACAAATGAACATTACATCGCCACTTTGGATGCAGTTTAATTCGCCTACAACGTCCTCCTCAAATGGTGTTGCTACTTCAACATTCGTATATACACCATTGCGCCATACTCTAACATACCTATCACCAAATTCAAGCATGAATGATTGGTTCTTGTTGGTTGTAAACTCAAACAGTCTAACAGGTTTATCATTGTACTTAGCGTAACCGATAAACTGTGAACCTTGCCGTCTAGCTACCGCACCATAAGGTCGAATAACTGCGTTTTCAGCAAGCAGTAATGCACTTTTATATTGTTCTAAGTCAAATCGACTAGATACATCAGGCGATACCTCGCCAGTAGTAAATGCGACTTGTCCGATATACATAGGTTGCATATCACCAACTCCTTGCTTTCAAATAGCTAGATACATAAGGCATATCTAGTCTACGTTCTTTTGCACTCATAGATTTTGCCTCTTGTAATGCTGCTTGATATAACTTGTATGATTGGTCGAATAAACCGTTATTACCAGTTAGTGGCATTGCTAAATCAGATGCCATCTTACACACCAATGCTTTAACAAATATAGGGTTCATTACATCAGCATCGGTTATATCGTACACATAATCAATGTGCATCAATGGTACATCAGATACGATGTACTTTGTATTGTTATCAGTTAGGTAAACATCATATTCACGTTGCTTTTCCGCTCGGTATCGTTCACCCTGTGGAATTACTGCAAGGATGCGAACACACTTTTCAGGGTACGCATATACATAACCCCAACCATCAATCTTATGTTCGGATAACACCGCACGTTCACGCTTTCGTGCAAAGTTCCATTCAAACTGCTCTAACAATACTCTACGTGTTAGATCATAATGCAATCTGCATTGTCTAGCAGGTTCTGTTTCTTCCGTCATAGAACGAATGCGACCTGCATTGATAAGCGATAATGCTTGATTGCAAATATCAGTAGGTGTCATATTTCCACCTTTCTATAAAAAAAGAGGGATGCATAAGCACCCCTCGTTCAATTATTCAGCAGTTTCTTTCGCTTTCTTACCACGTTTATTTGGTGTAGGTTCTACAGTTTCTTCTGTAGGTTCTACTTCTGCGACTTCTTCTGCACCAACAGTTTCAAACAGATCTTTGAAGTAGTCTTTATCGTATTCAGCCACTTCTTCTTTTGTAAATTCAACTGTTGTTCCCTCTTCAATTAAACCCTTTGTATTATGATAAAGGGTTACTTTTGCAACGTATTCCATATTAGCCACCTTATTTAATATTAATGCCACTTGTTAAGAATGCGGAGATTTGACCGCCAGTCATATTGTTTGCGTTGATGCGGATGTATTTTTTACCGCCATTAGCTAAACGCACATTGTATTCTGTACCAGCTGGTGCATTAGCTACCATTGTAATACCATGCAACAATACCGCATTTGCCATGTTATCTGTATCAGATGTGTACACGTTAAATAATGGTGTGCCAGTAACTGTTTTATCAATGCGAATTACAAGGAATAAGTTAGGGTCTGCATCGCCACCATTACCATTCATCACTACATCGGAGTTAGTGTTTGTTGTAATGTCTTTCTTGAAAAAGAATGTATTTTGAGTATCAATAATCATATATATTTATCCCCCTATTAATTAAGCAGTAACTCGTGCTTCTGTGGAAAGTAATGCATCGATTTTACGAACAGGAATGCCATTAGCACGTGTAACCATTTTACCCATTTCCATATCTTCTGTGATTGTAGAACCATGTACTTTGTTCTTTTGTAAACGTAAGAATGTACGCAATTCTTGGTTCATGTACCATACAGGACGGCAACCAGTAAGAGAATGCATTCTTTCTTCTGCACGGATCATCAAGTTAATTAAGTTAGGACCTGCGGAAATATCTTCTTTAATGGCTTTCATATCGATATTAGCGATACGTACTACATAGCGCCAATCACGCACACACAAACCAATGTTTTGTTCAAAGTGAGTACGATATGCCTCAAACAAAGAGCCGTCAGGTTTAGTGATTGTAGTCTTACCTTTATCTTCTTGTTGTAAACCTGCCTCTGTACCACGTGGATAGATACCATGTACAGTAAGTGGACCCCAACCCACAAGCCACATAGATGCAAGGTTAGCAGTACCTTCAGCATCGATAATATTCTTAGCGCTATCAGCTTTCTTAGGGTCTAATGTATTAAAACGTGCGGATAAACCAACAAACTTTTCAGGTGTGCTTTCATCGCCATAAAAAATAGTACGTGCGATTTCTTGACCCATAGCCTCAACGAATGCAGCATCTTCTGTTGCACGGAACGCTACAGGGTCATTAGACAATTTAACCAACTTAGCATCTACTTCAGAGTAAGCCTCAAGCATACCGCAAGTGTCGGTAATTTGTTTTGTAGTAGATTTGCTAGGTTGTACACCGCCATAAAGCATACGCCATGTAGCCGCAGGCAAACCAGTACGTACTGTTGTTTTGTTAGATGTACCATCGTTACATTCAATCATTGTCATATCTTGAACGATTTCGTTAGATTGGTTTAATTGTTCGATGATTTGTGCGATTTTTCCGTTAGGATCCATGCGCTTTTGCAAATCAATTAAAGTAGGGTTTTGTGTTCCGATTGTAGCCATAAATTATTTTCTCCTTTTATTTGAACATACTCGGATATAAGTTTCTTCTGATTGCATCTTCTGACTGTGTACCACCAGTTGGTTGACCGCCACCAGCGTTATTATCTTCACCAGCCATACCAGCAATCTGTGCGAATAGTTGGATAATTTCTACACGATTACCTAAGCCATTTTCTGCTAGCAACTCACGGATATTAGGAATTGCCTTTTCTACAACTTCAACACCAGTTGCAGCTTTACCAACTGTTTCATCGTATTTATTACCTAATACCTCTTTAGTGTGTTCTGCGTAGCCTTTATACTGTTCTACTAACGCCTCTTGCCTTTTAGTTTCATAAGCAGTTACAAGGTCAGTTGCATACTTTTCACCAAACCTAGCCATCTCTACTGCTTGCTCTTGCGTAGCACCTACGCCATTAAGCAACTTAGAGAAATCAGCTGCTATTGTTTTGTCTACTTCGCCACTATCAAAGGCTTTTGAGAAATCATATACAGTAGGTTCCTTTGGTGGCTCTTGGTTACCGCTTGTGTCGGTACTACCACCTAAGATTGTGTCTTGGGTATTTGTATCGTTATCCGTAGTAGGTGTACTACTATCTGCACTCGTTGTGTTATCATTCGTGCCTTGCGTTAAATCTTCTGCCATAGTTATTCACCTTTCTCCTCTAACTTTTTGAATAGTTTTTGTTGATTGATATATTCCAATTGTGCTTGATGGTATTTCATTACACCCTCTACACCATCACCAATGCTTGCCAAATCATTCATATAGGTTAACCCTACTTTTCGTTTCCCCTCATTGAAGAATGTTTCAGAATTACCTGTGAATGATTGTTTTAATATGTTGGTGCGGTCTAAAAGCCTACAAAAAAACCACCTACCAAGTTCAGTACTTAGTACGTGGTTAAGTGCATCGATATCACGATCACGAATATAATCTTGTTTTGTTTTCATCTACACCCCCATACCCATTAACTGTTGCATTACTGGGTTTCCGTCATTGGCTGCCTCTGTTGCTTGTTTTGCAGCACCAGCCATTTGAGGTGCTAGTTGTGCCATTTGAATTGCTTGTGCTTGTTCTTCTTGCTCTTGTTGTGCTTGTTGTTGTTGCGCCATGATTTGTTGATACTCGTCATTAGAACGAATAACCTTAATCGGTACACCAAGATTTACACCGTAAATATCAGCTGCCTCTTCAAAGTTAAACTTCTGAACGATGTTAGCATTGCCCTGTGCTAATGACATAATGAACGCATAGTACTGTTCAATATTTACCAATGAAGACATTTTCTGTGCTTGTGCTAGCGGTGAGATGTATTCAATCTTTACATCTAAGCCGTTTAGCATTTCCGCTACTTCATCGTCAATCGGAGGGAATATTTCAGCCCTATCCAAGATGCCATAAGTACGTTCAATGATTGGGTTCAAGAACTCACTTTGTAAGCGTTCGACTACAGGACCTAACTGTTGCATCTTTTCTTGTGTACGCTCCATAACCTCACGTGCGGTCATTTGCCCTGCATCTAGGTTATCAAGCATTAAGAATAAGTCAGCGCTATAAGCACGTTTTATGCTTTCTGATACAAACTGTATCTTCGCTTGTACATTAGCAACATCAATGCCTACATTGAAGATTGGCTCTACCTTTTCGTTAGTATCAACTTCCGTTACACCACCCGGAAATAGATTTACGCTACCGATTACACCAGATGATGCACTCATAGGTGGTTTAATACCTAATTCAATAGCCGTTACTAAATCTTTTTCAAGTAACTGTAACATCTGTGCATCAGATTGTGCGAACCATGCACACCCTTTGCCATAACCGCTTAGATCATGTGTAGTGTGTCTTGCAATAGGTATCGCCCATTCTTCAAAGCCACTATGTCTTAGCACTTCATCTGTGTTACTACCCTCTACCCAGTAGATAGAGGAATAAGGCATATTTTTATTGCCTAGCTTTCCATTGCGTTCTTTGTTAGGCATTACTAACCAACAAACAATAAAGGTACTTGCGTTACCCTTACCCTCATCAAATGCACGTTTAACTTTTTCAGGGCAAGCATTATAACCAAATTCTTCCACTAGTTGGTCAGCAGTCATGCGGTATCGTCTACCAAATGTATTTACATCACCATTACTGCCACACTCTAATGCATATGTACCGATTGGATAAGATGTGAACCTCACACCTACTTTTGCATCAGGCATGATTGACATAGGTGCTTGTCCAAATGGTAACTCCATATAGGTTTGGTGGACTGTGTTGTAGAAATTAGACTTAGCAAATACTGCATACAATATCTGTTCTCTATCGTCTAATACTTCCGCCACCTTACTATTAGCAGCTAACTCAGCATTCTCTAACGTGAGTTTAAACCACTTTCTACTAGGCGGTGTCATGCCACTCATTACACCACTAGCAAAGATTTGGCAACTTTCCCAAGCTACACCATTATTAATCTTATCGGTATGTACTTTTGATTGGTCTTGTTCATCGTCAAACACACCAAGGAAAGGTAGTTGATAATCTCGAATATCTTTCCACCTAGAAATATACTTTTGACGATTATCAAACATCGCTTTAAACTTCGCCTTGATTTTCGTGTAATCACGTTTCTTAGGTTCTGTGTTAGTCGGTTGTCTAGCAAGCGTTGATAGGATAGTTCCTTGCATATCTAACCCCCTAATGTTGTTTTAGTGCCAGTTGCCGTAGATAAGATAGTACTTTCAAAGCCTTTCTTACCTTTCTTTTTCTTTGCATACCAATCTTCACCAGTTGTTGTAGTAGCATCATCCGTTTGTACAGTTGGTGCTGGTGCTGGCATTGGTGTGTTAGGCATCTTATTTTTCATGCACATTTAATCACCCCTTATCGTTTAAATGGATCATACTCCGTATTAGCATGAACCCTACTCCCAACATTCACTTTTTTAGTGACCCTGAACGCAAAGGTCAAGGCTAATGCATCGCCCTTATTCGGTGATGGTAAGCCACGTTCTTTCATATCCTTTTTACTTTCAAGTTGTATTCGTCCATTCTTATCGATGATAGCCTCAGGTCCTACAATATCATCATAGAGTGCTTGGTCATTAGGTGGAATAGAACCGCCCTCTTTTAGCCATTCTTTCATCTCACCCCACATATACGCTCTCATATTGAGATACATATTATTAGGGCTAGCACCACCAAAGGCAACTAACCGCCATCGTCTACCCATTGATTTACCGATACTATAAATACCAGTTCCGTAGCCTTGGTCAATGAACACCGCATCTGCTTTGTATTCATCCTCAAATTGTGCGACGAGTTGTGCTATACGCATATCATCATCATTCTTTTCAATAGTTGCTAGGCACTTCATGGAGTAGCCGTTACGCATTACAATTTCTAATGTATCACCGCCAGTCCATGCTGGGTCAACACCAATGATCGTTGGTAAGTTATTAAACTGTCCAACTTTGTATACTCGTTTCTGTGCCTCATCTGCTATTGATGCGGATATAAATTGTGTATCAGATGCACTAGGGAATATACCTCTAACACGAATTTTTACAAAATCGCTATCTTCCCCATAGAGTTCGACCCATTCATTTAGCAAAACTTTGTTTGAAACTTTAACAGTTCTACTATCAATTTGTTCTGTGTGCCAGTAATTGCGATACTTCCTAAAACATTCTCTAAAACGTCCACTATTTTTAGTAGGGTTTCCAAATGCACACCATATAATTTCTGTTTCCTTATCCGTTAAAGCACCCTCTGCAACTTCCCAAATAATATCTGCTATAGAAGATGCCTCATCAAATATGATAAGGATACGATTTCCTTGGTTATGTAGACCGGCGAATGCATCAGGGTTGCTTTCCGACCACGGAATAGCATCTATCCGCCATGTTTTCTCGTACTGTTTGTCAGCACTAAATAAAGCCGTAGCGGTGTATGTAAATAGTTCCTTTCCTATAAACAGGTTGTACCATTTACTCAACTCCGCCCATGTTTTAGACGATAACTGTTTTTCTGTATTAGCAGTAACTACACCTCTTGTATTTTCGTGTGTAGCCATAGCAAACAAAATAAGAAACGATACTAATGTTGATTTTCCGATACCATGACCTGATGCAATCGCAATTTTAATAGCCTTTGAAAGGCTTTTACCTTTCTTTAATTCATCCCCAATTTTTTTTAAGATTTTAATTTGCCATTCATCAGGACCATCAAAGTTTTCTAAAGGTGTTCCTTTTTCTCCCCACGGAAAAGCAAAATAAACAAAGCCTAACGGATCATGAGTGAATGAACCCAACGCATCAATCAGTTGTGCCTTGTTGTACTTCATCTGACTTCACCCTTGCTTGTTTCATCCTATCGGATATATCAATCTCTATTTCTGCATCAAGTTTCAACTTATCAGTAAATAGCATATGCCGTTTACCTAGGAGTTCAGCTGCTTTCGTTTTATCGGCAACAGATACATCTAAACCAAACGCATCTTTTTCTTCACCACGCACAACCCTAGTCAAGTATTCCAACACTTCATCAGCCGTTGCGATTGTGTCTTTGCTGCGTTCGTTCATGACTGCATCTATATATTGGCGCACGTTTATTTTTGTTAATAACTGACTACCCTTACTTCTTGCCGTCTTTTCCGAATATCCAGCAGTAATTGCGCTTTGTGTTCCGTTGGTGGTCTTAACGTATTCATCAGCGAATATGCGTTCTTTCTTAGTTAGTTTTTGTGCTAATTCTTCTATATTCGTCAATGTTACTCACCACCTTTATATGTTCTAACTAAAAAAAGTAACACCTCGTGTTGCTTGGTGCTACTATACTCACTTTCTTTTTTATAGAGTTGTTTAGGTTTAAAGGTCTTACCCTTTTTGTATTTATGAGGGAGTGTCAGTTTGTATTCTTCCTCTGTGTACATTCGATTAACGATATATACCTTACAAGGCTTATCATATTTGCTCCATGATTGCCGTACATCGACTACATATCGTCTGCCGTTCATTTGTAATGCTTTAAGTAGTTTCTTTATCGTTGGTTGATAATTCACATCCAACACCACACAATACCAATTAAGATTAGTACTGCACATACGATAGCTAAACAATCAATGATCGTTAGCATCTTATCGCCACGATGCTCATATGCGTATTTTGCCTTAGCTTGTAAATCTTTATTCTTCAAATCTTTTGCAGCACGTTTAAACAGTTCTCTTGTTTCAAAGTATTCTTTTATTGCTCTAATCATTTAAGTACTTCGCCACCTTTCCTTTTTAACTTGCCATGCGACCTAACACATACTCCATAATTACCTTTACTTGCACCGCCACAAGTAATATATGTTTGACATAAGCCGTCATATTCTATTGTCTTTGCGGTACATATGCCATTCTTATTGTTAAGGCATTTCTTTTTACAACACAAAACATCCGTCATAATCTCCCCTTTATGATAGATTTATACAAAAATTGGAGTATATTGCCGTGGATATACCCCATTATGTGATAAGTTTATTCATTTTATTTATGTTAATTATTCAAAACCGAAGTTATACCATCGCTCTCTTGTCGATGTAACACATAGGAATTAGCATTTCTTCTAAAACTCTATATCGTGTGTTAAGTACCTAGGAAACAAATATAACTCCAGTTTTCAATAATCAATTACACACTCAATACCAACAACTAACAATTTGATGGATCGTAATCGTGTTAGGTTAAGTAACAACAAGAATATGAATAAGTTTCTTTTGGAGTCTGCTAGTTGTCAGTATTCAATGTGTAACCAATAAAGGGTAAGTTCGTATCTATGAAAGTGATAATGTATAAACTCTAAAGTGAAGATATTCGACTTACCCTATATTAGTTTGCAGTAGTTCTACATATAAAGTTTTTGTCTTAACACATACTTCAAAATTGAAATTAGAAAAAAGTATAAAGTGTTGTAGTGTTCTTTCCTCGTCAATCAATTATGGTTGCGCTGCTACTCTGTGTCCATCGATGACTTTTTTCTATACCACATTTCGCCCATATACAACAAAGGCACGCTCTTTTATGGGCGTGCTTGTTGTTGTGTTTGATTTGTCCTAAGGAAAGAGTGAGTAGTAGTCGCTTAGTGGCAACTTCTACACTTTATATTATACCTTATAGCGAATGTACTTTACATGGACAATCACGGACATTTGCGGACATTATAGGACAAGTTTTTGCCCAAACTCCAATAATGCTTTTTGCTTGTATCGTTTCGCCTGTTTCGTAGAGTAACACCCAATCATTTTATAAGCATCTTCGGTTGTATTGTTAAGTACAAACTCATACCGCAAGATGATTGCCCCTAGCTTTTCATCTAGGCTATCAATCTTAGTGATCGCATCACATTTCAGTTTTGATAACTCATCAATACGCTTATCACGTTCTGCAACTGTATCAAGAAATCTAGCTACGCTACCCTCTAACCCTTGCGGAGTTCCACCGCCTGTTACTCTATCCTTACTATAATCAATAGCACCTATGGATGTAAGGTTCGCTCTTAACTGGTTGATTTCTTCTTTGATAGATGCAATCTGTACATCAATTAACTTAACAGGTTGTAGATACTCAACCGCCTTTTCTATCAGTTGTTTTTCGTCATATTCTCCCAAACACTTCACCTCACTCTTTAAAATTACCATTAATAGCTAACATATAAACCAACACACACCATGCTACAAATATAATTGCATTTGCATAACCATTGTTTACATTACCCATAGCAACTATCAAGCAAAAAAACATAAACCATACCATGTATTTATACCTCTGCTAGTTTTGTGTAATCCCAATGTCCAATCGAAAGTTCACAAATGGCAGTCCATGATGTTTTTCCACTTAGCCAGCAATATACATTTCCATCTTCGTATCTCGCAAAATATCTTTTAATCCATTCTTTATTATCGTTACTTACTAATACAGGTGTATCAACTGCCACTTTCGACCAATCAACAATACCTAATTCTTCTGCAATGTTTAACACTTCATTCCGCTCTATTTGTGGCATTATTTTGCTTATGTTATTAATACACTTTACATGACCACCACTATTTATATCTAATATACCATCATTCACAACTGGTCTTTCTGTTGTTATAAATGCAATATTACCAACACTCTTAACATAATATTTCCACCCATCATCATATAGTTTTTGAAGTAACCACTCTCTACCTTGTTTATCATTAATCATCTTCTACCTCACTATAATTCTTTTCAAATTCGTTTGCCTCATAAACTTTAATTTTATCTTTATGGTCTTTAACAACATAATCACCTTCAAAACATTCGATCACTTCATTATCTGTTGTGATTTCTAATGATGCTTTTTCATACCAATCAATACCAATTACATCACCAACGAATTCAACTACTTCAATAGCATTATTGCCGTTGTATTGTATAGCTTGGATTTCACTAACCCTTTTCACATATCTTTTAGACACTTTCTATCCACGCTCCTCTATCCTCATTCCATTTAAATTCAACTACATCATACAAATCAAAATCATCTATGTTTCCACTTACTTTACCGATATAGAACACTTCCTCTTCACTCTCTACCGCAAGCTGGCATAAGAAATTAAATGCATCTTGATAACTTTGAGGTGCGATGTAAAAGTCGGAGTGTTCTACGTAACCACTATAATTTGTCATTAAAGCACACCTGCTAATACACAAAGAGAAATAACAAAATTAACCCCATAAGCTAACGGCTTTATATTTATATCACGTGTTATAAAACACATAACAAGATTATTTATCATAAGTGCTATGGTAGCTAACTTCCAACACAATAATTCATCCATTTTTTTCACCTTATAACCCTATCTTTATACACTTAACGCCCTTTTCAACTATATAGTCCATAAGTTTTACTAGCTTGTCATACTCTTTATCTGTAAGTTTCCCTACATTATAAGCATCATATACACGGCTACTAATCTCATCTAAACTTTCAAAGCTATAAGCGGAAAGTATATATTGCCTAGTTTTTCTGTAATAAGCACTCATACCTATCTTGCCTCGTACAATTTATTAATTTCATATCTATATTGCGATATAACTCGTTGTTTTATATCTAATACAAATTGTTCCAATGTAAGTTTTGCGCATTTTAATTCGATCATTGATATTTCTATACCGATATTTATGTTGTTCTTCTTATAAACAACTCTAAATCTACCGAAATCAAAATCAATCTTAGGTTCAAGTAAATCATCCTCATAAACAAATGTTAAAGCACGTTGCAAAATATAAATTGCATCTTCCATCCCAAGTATACGTATATCATCATAAATTCTCATACTCACCTCTTATAACCCTATCTCTTCACATTTAAGACCTTTAACTATAATTCGATTTATAAGTTCATTTAACTGTCTATGTTCATCCTCGTTAATTTGCCCTATGTGAAATGATACGAATACGTCCCTGTGATATACGATTAGACTTTGTAAATCAAAACATCTAAATATCTTTTTCCTTAACTCTGTATAACAAGACACTATACTCACCTCTTATGATAGGGCGGATATTTCACCGCCCATATCCTTTACTTAATCAAAACATAAAGTAACGCACATACTATGAAAACTAAAGGCACTATCGCCACACCTACGGCAAAATACGTAAGTTGTTTTAACTCTTTTTCTTTTCGTTGCCGTTCTGCCTCTAGTATCCACAGGATATAGCCTTTTCGTTGTGGCGCATTAATTCTTCTAGGACTGCACATTATCTATTCACCACTCCTACTAACATCCATATACAGAAACATATTATTACTATCAAGCCACCAATAGCCATATAACCAATCATATTATTCATCTTTCGGTTTGTTTCCCTAACATACCTTTGAAATTCTAATTCATTAGCTATACACTTGCTTTCATAATTAATTTGTAAAATCGCTAGTTTTAACTCTAACTCTCGTTCTTTAGTTAATTGTCCTTTTGTTAATTTATCCATTATTTATTTGCCTGTGCTACCATAACCGCCAGAACCACGTTCTGTTTCGCTTAATTCATCTACCTCTACTACATCTACCATTGCTACTGGTACGATGATTAATTGTGCGATGCGATCACCTCTAAATATCATGTAATCGCTACAAGATATGTTTTCATATGCAATGCTTAGTTCACCTCGATAATCAGCATCAATAATACCTACACTATTTGCACATCTTAGAGGTGTTTTACTCATGCTACTTCTAGGCACTAATAACCCCATATGACCTTTGGGAATTTCAACTGCTATCCCTAGTGGTATTTTCTTCTGACTATCAGCAGGTACTTTGATATGAAACGGACAATACAAATCTAACCCAGCTGCATCTTCACTACCTCTTGTTGGTAGTTGTGCATACTCACTTACTAACTTTACTTTCATGCTTTCTCTCAAAATTCCACCCCACTATTAATCAATGCACGTTTGATTGTTTTGTAATTTGCACCAACTCGTAAACTAATTTGATTTAATGACATTCCAGATTGATGCATTTTTAATAGTGAATTTTTATCTAATTCACTTACACGTGTATAAGATTTTTGCTTTTGCGGTTTAGTTCCTACTAACCCTAAGCAACATAACGCCTTGCCAGCAGTTATGTTTCCATATACACACGCTGCTAATGCTAACCAATTAAGGTTATTATCAGGCACAAACTCACTCATATTAATTGCCATTCTCGTTACTCCATTCACTCTCTCTATAAATGCGGAAGAAATCGTCCGCACTCATTACAACTAAAAACGGCTTATACTTTCTTTTCCATGCAACTATAGGTATTTCTCCTTTGCCAGCAACTTTTGCATCCCTATTGGCTTGATTATATGCATCATATACATTTAGCTTTTCTACACACTTAACTTCTTGGTGGATGTTTGGTAACCCTATACAATCAGCTGCATCACCTGTTTTACCGCAATATTGTGCAGTTCTACGGACTTTATCAAACCCATTTTCTCGGCACACATCCCTCCATAGTCGTTCGCCCCTTGCTCCTTTTTCTTTACTATTTATTGGCAATCTTCATCACCGCCATCTTTCAAGCATTGATTACACGCTTTTTGATACACATCAACATAGATCTCTTGTTTATCTCCGTTATATGTAACTTCAATATATTCTTTGATATTTACACCGCTTACCAATGCTTTCCAATTTTGTAAGGTTTTACAAAACCAAACAATGAACATATCATCTGGTGTTATTTCATTTGCATTATAATCAAACTCATTAAATAAAACTGTTCTCGCTGCATTGATTGCTTTTTCTTGTAATTCGTACATTTTTACCTCTCTACATATTGTTCACATCGTTTTAAAATATCTTTTACTAAATCCAACGGAATATTTGACCTTGTGTTATATCGATTACCATTACTTTTTAAGTCTGCCCATCGTAAATTAGACTTTATATTGTCATTTAATAACTTTAAATCGATATTACTACCAAATTTAGTTGGTTTCTTAACTGGGTAATCGTAGTTGTTGTAATAGGTTAAATTATCATAAGGAATATCGAACCCTATTACATTTTTGATGTATTCCCATATCCGCCCATATGCTGGGTTTTCAATCACGAATACTTTAGGTTGATAACGCTCAATGATTTTCAATGTGTTATAGATACACATTTCACCATTGATACGTGTTAGGAATGACTTATCATACTTGAATTGGTAGTTTTCATAATCAATGTGATTTCTGATTGTGAATTTACTTC